GCACGGCAGCGATCTTTTGCTGGTGAGCCGTCCATTGCAGATAGCGAAAGGGGTCTTCGCGTGAGAGCCTTTCCACATCCTCCATCGTTTTGATGTCGGAAAATTCGCCTTGTTGCTGGGCTTGCAGCGTTTGCAACAGAACCGGCAAAGCCTGTTCGTATTGCTGGCGCGCTTGCTCCAGCGCCTGTTCCTTGGCGCTGAGCGCTTTTAGACGCTCGGCGGCCTCGTTTTGTCCGCGTCGCAGTTCTCGGTCACGTTCCTGTTCGCGCTGCGCGATGTACTCTTGCAGATCGCGAGGCAAGGTTCGCCACCGTTCCCTTGCGTCTTTGGACCATGAGTGAGGCGGTTCGATGGGCGGAGCCGCGTCCGGTTCGTCGCCCTCACTCTTATCGCCGCTGGGCTGCGCATCGGCAGGTGCGGCAGAAACTGGTTGCTCATTGGCGGCATCGGATGCCGGGTCGGCATCCTCCTGCGTGTCCGTCTTCGCATCCACTGTAGTGACGGTTGGCTTCGCCGCGCCTTCTCCTTGCCCCGCCGCGGCACTGCGCTTGTGACGCCAAGCTGCGAGCGCGCGTGCGGCCTCGCGCGGAGATAGCGGCCCGGAGCCCTCAGCCTCTACTTTTAGCGTATCAACAGGCAGTGGGGCATCATCAACGTTTAAGGTTTCCATCAGTTCACCGTTCGGTTCTGGTTTAACAGATTGTCAAGCACATGGCGGGCCAGATGGCCGTTAGCCACGATATGTCCAATAGCGTCAACCAGTCGGTTCAACAGGTTGGTAGCAATCCAGATGCGGTCGCGCTCGGCTGGATCGTTACAAGCCTGCCAGCGCGTGATCAGGTCATGTTGCAGCATCTCTACTGCGGTTTTGAAGGCATCGCTGTTCAACAGGTGCTCTGCCTCAAGCCCCGACTGCACGGCGTCGAATAATTTGTCGTCGCTCATTAATGCGCTCCACGATATGCGCTCGCGCGCGCTCCACACAGTTGCGCCAATCACCCTGACGCGGTTGCCGCAACGTTATCATGCTCCGATACCAATCGGTTCTGTCGCGATGTCGCGACCAGCGCCAATCGCAAACTTCGGGCAACAGCACGATTACAGGCCTACCCATCGCGCCGGCAAGGTGCGCTACGGCGGTATCTACCGACACCACGATATCAAGAGCCGCAACATAACGCGCGGTATCGGTCCACGTGTATAGCTGCGGCGACAGATCGCAGATGATGCCATCCAGCCCAAGCCGCGAGATGTCTTCCGATCCATCGCGCTGCAGCGAATAGAACGCCGCTCCCGGCACGGCCAACAGCGGCGCAAGGTCGCGCAGTCGCATGGAACGCAAATGATCGCGGCTGAATGCCGGATTGCCGCGCCAGACAAGACCGACGCTGATATCCCCACGCCGCGGCAAGGTCGCCGCCTCAGCGCTCAGATATGGTGAGCCGTCGATGGGATCGAGCGGATCGACTCGCCATGGCACACTCATTGAGCCGACGATGTAGTCAGCGCTCCCAGCCTCGGCAATCGGCACAATGCCATCCGCTCCAATCTGCGGAGCGATAAATTCCAACAAATCCGGAACCGGTCCTGTCAGCAACACGCGATGGGCGCCATGCTCGCGCAAGCGCGGAATGTAGCGGCAGAATTGGATGAAGTCGCCTGATCCTTCCTCGTGATAGACGACGATACTAAGGCCGGAAAGTGCCTCGCCATTCCAATGCACCGCATTGTCAGGCAACCTGCATTGCATCGGCGGATTCGGCCCCTTGCTGCGCTTGAGCGCCAGTTCCTTCCGCACCTCAAACTCGCGCAGCCCATCGCGATAGCGACCAGATGCCATGATTGCCAAGGCACGGTCGCGGCGGTAGAGCGGGTTGTCGTTAAGCGCGATAGCCCGATCGTAGTATTTGATCGCCTCATTGAAGCGCCCGAGCGCTTTGGCGGTGATACCGGCGTGATGCAATGCTGATGTGCGCCATACCTTATCCTCACAATTTGCGCACTCGCGGTAGAGATCGAATGCAGCCTGATGTTGTCCGCAGCGCTCCAGCGCCGAAGCATAGTTGAATTTCACCTGAATGTCGTTGCCATCTATCAGGTAGGCGCGTTCGGCAAGCGCCAGGTAGCATTCTGCGGCGTCTTTGTCACTGTTGTCCGATAAAAGCGCGAATTGCTCAATCAGCGCTTTGGCGTCATCCGGGTTGCGCAAAAGCTGCTGCGCCTGAGCCCGATAACGATCGATCAATCCGTGGCGACCTGAATCTGCTCCAGGCATGGATCACTCTCATGCACGGCGAGAAGATTGATGCCGTGCGGAAACAGTCGATAGCCATATGGCGTCAGCGCCTCACGTATGGCATCGGCACCGCTTTTCAGCGTTTCAACGAACAACATCGGCTTCAAGCTGACGATAGTCTGCCGTGCTCCTGCAATCGCATCCGGCTCCATGCCTTCCAGGTCGAGTTTGAGCAGGTCGAGGCGCGGCAATTCAAGTGAATCAACGCTTATCTGCCGCACCCGAAGGCGCGGATTACGGTAATCGAGCGTCTGCCCGATATATTCGCGGCCGATACGATCAAGCAATTCTAGCGAGCCGAAGGAAGATGGCTGCGAGTAGTCCGGCTCGGGAATCATGATCTCGCCATCGGCTTTGCCGAGCGCCGCCCATCTGGCGCGGGCGTTGTCAGCATTATGCAAGATCAAGTTCCCGGCAAGCGCATAGAAGATGCGTTCCTGCGCTTCGATGGCCAACACCTCACCCCACCCGCGCATGCGGCGCGCCCATTCGACACTGAACACGCCGATATTGGCGCCACCGTCGATGGCGAACACGCCGCCGCCGTGATGATCATGTCGCAACTCCAGAAGTGCGGCAGTCAAATCCACGTCGCGGCGATCATAGCAGCCATTCTCCATCAACTGCGCCCCAACACCGTAATAGCGCCCATCGAAGCTGCGATGGTAGTCGTGCCGATTGATCAGCAGCGGCCCATGCTCGGTGTGGGCGAGTACGAAATTGACTGTCATGACATCAGCAACAGGAAGGCGATAGCTTCTTCATCATCGGCATATTGCAGCGCAAGCCGATTGATGACGGCAGCGTGCTTGAGTGCACGTTCAGCGGCTGCAAGTGCAACTGCCGCGCGGCGCGTGCGTGCGGCCTGATCAAGCGCGGCAGCCATAGCAGCAAGGTCGCCACGTATGGCAGCGCGGTGCGCAGCAAGCCGTTCGGCGGCTGCTATGGCTTCCTCCGCGGCGGCAAGCGCACGATCGAGTGGTTCGCGGCGCTCCGGCTCGGTGATCGATTCGGCCCGATGCCTAAGCCGTCGTTCAGCCTCGATAGCGGATCGCAGCTCGCGCCAGCGGCGGCGAGAAATTCCCCCGCCGCCGACGGCCAGCTCCTCCGGCGGCGGGGGCGCTGCCGTGGATGCCCTAACGGCAGTAGCGGCAGCAATGCGCGCGCTTAAGCTGGAAGCAAAATCGCCAGCAATACGCGCCACAGATGCAGATGCAGCGCGGGCGAAAAGCGTGGTAGCAAATCCACCGCCCGCCATCCCGCTGCTTGCCGCCGACAATCGCGCGGCAAAAAGAAGCAGATGACCAATAACGCCACGTCCGGCAGAAGCAAAATCGGCGCGCCCGAACAAGTCGGCGGCGAAGCTGCCCGCAGGGCGCGCACTTTTAGCCGAGGCCGCGCGCCCAGCTATGTCGGCAATAAAATTTCCTGCGGCTTGGGCTCCGAGCGCAAGCGCAGATTGTGCCGCAAGCTCAAGTATGCGGTCGAAAGCGCCTCGCAGTGCGCTCGCGGCGCCAATACTGCCAGCGAGTGCGGCGGCGAAACCGCCGGTCGAACGCATCGCATTCGCCAGAGTCGCGCTTGCGGCAAGCGAAGTTGCAAAGCTGCCTGACGAACGCAGCGCATTCGCCGAAATTGCGCGCGCCGCAAGCTCCGCTGCGAAGTCGCCCGCGACACGACCTTGGGCAGCGAACGCTGTACGCGCATTGATAACGGCAGTGAAGCTGCCCGCTGGGCGCGCCTGCTGCGCTGATTGCGCACGCGCCGCAAGTCCCGCCGCGAAACTACCGGCCGAACGCGCGCTGAGCGCGGATTGCGTACGCGCTCGAATCGAGGCTGTAAAACCTCCAGCCGCTCTCGCTCGGCAAGAAAGCGCCGCCCGCGCTTCGAGCGCAACCACCGTAACGGTGGATGTCGGCAGCGGAATGCGGACGGCAATCGGCACTTAAAATGCCTCCGCTTAAAACCAAATCAGACCGGCACGATCTGCCGGAAGTCAGAAGGAGTCACATAGTTGTTGGCGGCCGGTGGGTGCTGCCCTTGGGTAACCGTGCCATTCAAAGTCCACGTTTGCCGCCCTGACCTACCCCACCAAAGATCACCGAACACATCGGATTCCGAGCCGAGGTGAGAACGCAAGCTGCGGTATTCAACGATGTTGGCCGCAACGCTGCGAATTGAAAACGGCCCGCAGAACGCAAGCTGGCGCAGAAAATCATTGTTCGTCGCCAGATTGGCGCCCACCACGTCGTTATTGGTGTACCAAAATTCGGCAATCCCGCCGGACCAATATTGCGGCGCGGTGTCATCCATCACACGACCGAGCGCCATAATCTCCATGACGTTCGCGACAGTTGTAGTGCTCTGCGAATGGCTGATCGATCCATCCGGTTGCAGCACTGAGAAGCGGCGGTTGCTGCCGCTAATAGCGCGCGCAAGCAGGAAAGTCCAGGCGTTGGCAGTGGCGGTAAAGCCTCCCGTAGCTACCGAGACAGCCCAAAATGACCAGGTTCCAGCGGCGTTCTTCGTAATTCTAAAATTGTTCGTACCATCGGTCGACGAACAAAGCGACCAGGCGACGCGATCACCAGTGGCACCGTCCCAATAAACCCAAAGCGCAACCGTGAACGGCAGCGCGGTGATTGGCGAGGATGAATTGAGCAGATATCCCGTCGATCCATCAAAGAAAGCCATCACGCGCTCACATACTTCACCGGCGTTGCCTTGACCTCGTGGTTAGCGGCAGTAGCGTTGAGTCCAACGCCGGTATTGTGCACCATGTAGATACCCCACTTCGACGGCGCAGTCCCGCCAAACGCCTGCGCGATCGAGCACGGCCCCCATTCGTAGGTATGGTTGGATGTCGCGTCGGTCGGAATGATCTGCAACAAGCGCATCAGACTCTTCTCACCGGTGGGTGAGAAATTGGCATCAGTACCGCCAGCGCCTGCCGAATAGGTGACACCATCGTAAGAACCATAGGCCCAAACTTCGATCTGCCGTGAGGCAGTAGGCGAAGTGCCGGTAGTCACCTTACCGCCAACGAGAAAATCAATGTATCCATTGGTCGAATTGTCCACCGCCGTTGAGATGCGACCCGCAATCAGGTTGGTATCGCTTGCAAGTGAGGCAAGCGTGATCGTGAGCGTGATCGGAGTCGCATAACTCAGCGAGACGGTTGCCATCTAAGCGTTTTCCGTCCTTATTAAGCCAGCGTGAGCACAAGATTGCCCGGCGAGCCGCCGGCAAAGCTCGCGGTAACCCCACTCGGCACCGATTGCGCCGCCACCTTACGCACCAATCCGTTGCCGGTGCTGGTGGTATTGACGCCGCAGGTGAAGGTATCAGTGGTGGCATTGGCCACCGTCTTCAATCCCGCCCACGAGCCGCCGGTAGCAGGCAGTGTGCCGCCGTATTCGTCGGTAACTACCACCGAATCGCCGTTCGCATAGCCGTGTGCCGGCACCGTGAGCACGCAAGGGGAGGCCGCTGAGCCTGTAAACGGCTTCCAAGCATGGTTGCCTAGATAATCCCAGGCAATGAGGTTGCCGGCGGTTGCAGCGTCGAACAGCCCGAATGCCACCACCGTACCCCAATCAGCGGTGGCAGTCGGGAAGGTGATGGAGTTGGCGTTCGATGTCGAGGATGGAGCCGAGCCCGAGGCGGCGTTCCAGGTGGTGCCAGAAGTAGCCACGCGCGCATAACCGCCGCCAGAAACCTCCGTGCCGCCGCCGGCATCGGTGGGCGCCGCGGTAAACAGCGCCACATAGATGGTGGGCAATGCTCCTATAGAGGTCTTGCCGGTTGTGTGATCGAGTACTTTTTTCGCCCAGTAATCCGACATACCGGACATGGGAATCTCCTAATAGATGGTGACGGTTCGCGGATTATGCGTGCATTGACAATTCGGTCTTCCTACAGTATATAGGCATTGTCTCGCCTGCCACGTGTAGGAAGAGCATTCGAAGCCGCCCAAGCAAGCGGGCGGCTTCAGCCATTTTGGACTCCTTTCGTGATCGAGCCGCCGGGCATGCGAGTCTCCTAATGAGTGGTGACAGTCTCGGCGCCGACGATGCGGCCGTTTTCGTCGCGGATTACGCGCTTAGGCGCTGCTATCGCACGTGCGGCGTTAGAAAGCGCAGCGGCCAATTGCTGTTGCCCCTCGATCAGCGCCACCATCGCCTGTTCGATTGCGCGCTGAGAAGCTACGAAATGCTCACCCAATTTTCCGGCCACTTCGTCGGAAGCGTTAAAATGAATGGTATTCTGCGGAACCTTGGCCTCCGATTCCGCCACCTTGGCCTGCATGCGTAGCAGCTCGAGCTCCTTTTGAAACTCGAACCGCTGCCGCTCCAATTCCAGCTCGAATTGCGCCTTCTTTTCTTCCGTTGCTGCGTCGGCAAGCGCTTGCGTCTTTTCGATTTCGATGCGGGCGGCGATTTCCTGCAACTTCGGGTCGGGCGGTTGCTGAATCGGCGCCGATGCCGGATCGGCCGGTTCGCTGCCTGGTTCGACGAAAAACCGCTCGGCGTTGCGATACCCCAACAGCCGCGCCAGTTCCTGCGCGCTTTCCCACAGATTGCGCGGCGATACCATGCCAGCAGCTACCGCCTCCTTCTGCGCCGCAATCAGCATCTGCAGTCCTGCCAACCGCTCGGTGCGACTGCCATAACCCAATCCAACATTCACGGTCATGTCCTTGCGCGTTTTCCAGTTGCGCGGGTCGACTTCAACCCAGCGATTGCGCAGCCGCACGACTTGCGCTTGTTCACCGTGCTTGCGCACAGTCTCATGCAGCAACAGGAACAAATCGCGGATTCCGGTTTGCGCAAAGATGCGCGCGATCAGGCGAATCTTAGCCTGCGCGGCGTTGAACATCTGATGCGCAATCGTCGCCACCTGATTCTGTAGCGCGTTCGGATCAACGCCCTGACCCTGTCTGGTAACGCCGGTGCGCCATTCGCGCTGCGCATCGAGATATTGCAGCACCGGAAACATCTGTTGCGCCACGTCGGGTGCCTTGGTCCAAGAGATGCCGCCCGGCTGACGGACGCGGATCGGCGCGCCAGCGCGGAAGGTCAACAGGTCGTTCAGCGTCTCTGGCGTGGCATGCGATTGCGCCACCTCCGGCCGTGGATAAACCGCAAGGTAAGTGGCATCCATCATACCGCGCAAGATTGCGGTCTTGATGCGCTGGATATCGATCACAAGATCAGCGATCGACCGCCCAATCAACCTATGCGTGATAATAACCGGCGTAATAGCGGCAAAAGGAATGCGGTCGATGCGCTCGATATCGGGCTTACCGTTGAGGCGCAACACCTCACCATCCTCACCACCAGTGACGATGCGGTAATAGCCCGGCTTCCCATCCTGTTCGTAGTCGAGATAGATGTAATGCTCGACCACCTCGACTTCGCGCGCGGCATCGTTGGATGCGTCGGAGGCAAAAAACGTCAATCCTTCCTGCACAGTATCGCGCCGCGTGCGCTCGATATTGGTAAGGCTTGTGGTGGGTTTTAAGCTCCGCACCTGTTCGGCGTCATATCCTTGCGCAATAAGATCACTGACGCGCCTGATAACGAGGTGATAGCAATAACGCGCATCGCGCAAGCTTCTGGCGGATGCAGCAACGCCAAATTCCTCGGGCGGTACCGCCTCGACGCGGGCGCAACCGTAGCTCGATTTGCGCACTACGGTTAAATCATGCAAGCCATCGTGTTCAGAATGTTCGATCACTTCGACGGCGGGATCAGATGTGATAAGCGCAAACGCGTCTGCGGTTTGATTGTAGTAGGTTTCGCGCTCTGATTTCTCTCCTTTCTCCCACCATACCTTGGCGACGCCGAGTTTTTGCAGCAACGCGTCTTTGATCATTGAATACAGAACGATAAACCCATCGTTCTGTTCCCAGAACACGTGATTGATATAATCCGTCTCCTGGTCCGCCGCATCTTCATCTTCCGGGCCAACAGGGCTGAATCTCACTACTTCGTCGCCGCCGGCAAAAATCTCCATCAGATCCGGCATCATGCCCTCTACTGTGTCGGCGACATCACTGGAGACGGCAGTTGAACGGCCGGCAAGTGACGGCATGTCGCGCGACATGTCGCCCAAATAATAGGCCATCGCCCGCTCGCGCTCGTTAGCAAGACGCGATCCGGGCACGCTCCCAAGCGCAGCCGCACGTTCGGCCGCTAGTATCGCCTTCAATTCGCTTTCGCTGATCGGCATGTCAGGCCAGCGCTATGTTCGGCATTTCAAGGGAGCGCCAGAAATTCTGTTGCCGGGTTGGCTGTTCATAACAGATAGCCATCAGTCCGAACGCATCAGCCGCGTGCGAGGACCAATCGTGCTCCGGCCCCAGCCCTATCTCGCGCCGTTCATCGATGCGTTCGTGATAATAGGCAAGCGCCTCACGTCCAGCCGCAGTCTTGTCGCGATCGAAGTAGCAGCGCGGCAAAAGCCTGCGTACTGCCTCAATTCTCATTGCCGCCGCGCCACGCCCTTGATTGGGCACCGGCTCAGGCACCTCAAATTCAGCTTCACGCAGATGATCACAGTATCGCTTGCCAGTAATGTTGTTGGTCACCGCGCCGTCGTGCGGTAGGATGCAGATGGCACGGCTCCAACCGCGTTGCCGAAGTTGATCGACATAATAGGCGAGCGGCTGCCCCTGCCCTTCGATGTAATCAAGCACATAGATATCCTGCCCGC